TCGGGCTGAACGAATCGGTACGCCGAGATGGCAGAAGCCGAGCCGAATGTGCGAAAATTACCATCAATTTGAGTAGACATTTTCTTTTATCCTTTGGTTTAGAGTTTTGAGATACCGCGAGACAGAGCCTCGGAGTATTCTTTAGGGTTAGACAGCATCACGGCTTGCATAGCCTTGAGCTTTGAAGTTCCGTAATCGCTGTGGGCGGCCACGAGTGCTTCAAAAGTTTTGGGTTCAACCTTCGCAGGGGCTTCGACAACTGGCGAAGCAGAGATTGGCTTAATGCCGAACTCGGTGAGAACTTTCTTTACGATCTCGCTCATCTCCTCTTTGTCATCTTCTTTTTCAGAAGGCTCGACCTCAACCGAAATTTCGGGAGCAGGGGCGGGAGTCTCGGAGGGCTTTTTGTCTTCGGCCATCTCCTCTTTCTTCATTTCTTCTTTGGGTTTCATCGAATCTTCAATGGCCGCCAAGCGAACCTTGATGTCCTCGATATCTTTAGAATAATTGTTTTCCATATTTGTTTTGTCCTTTTTGTCAAGTGGAGCTTGCTCCACGGCTTGTTTAACTACGGCTGGGATTGTCTTTCCTCCGCTTACATATCCCAGCTTTTCCATAAACTTTACCATTTCTTCAAAGAGGCCATTGGTGGCCGCAGGGGAGGAAACTAAATCAGCAGAGGCGATGCTCTGGGGGCGAATGTAATCCTTGCCGTTGATTGTTTCGGACTCATTCACAAAGGCTAGGGAAACGCCGAACTGGTCGGGGGCTTCGGATGCCATCTCTTTGATTAGGCCATAGTGAGGCGAGTTGCGGAGTAGGCGAAGGTCTGCAACAAGCCTATCCCCTTCAATGCGGGGGTTTCTGGCAAAGCCCACTACTGCGTCCAATCCGCTTCCGTGGTTCATCTTCACCTTCACCCCATTCTTGGCCTTACCCATAAGATTTAGGGCGGTCTGCAAGCTAACTTTATCCACGAAAAGATCGTGTCCTTTTGCTTCACCAACCTCTAAAATTGAAACTCCACCCAACTCGGTTTCTTCTAGCTCCTCGTCCCGATAGGTGGAATTGGCAACCGCCGCCCTTTGTTGTTCGTTCGGAAAGTCGCTAATGGCTTGCTCGTCTGCCATAAAGCGGGATACAAAGTCTTGTTCAGATTCGTCTGCGGAAGGTAGGGGTAAAGGCATAAATGCCTAGATTATGTCAAAGAAGGTCGCCGTCTGCCGCTCGGTATGACTTCTTGACCTCTCCCCCGCCAGCCATCTTGAGAAACTTGTTGACTCTAGCCATCGCCCAAGCGTTGCGTGAGTTAGGCTTGCCCCCAGTAATCGTTGGCCTAAAGCTAGTGGAGAACGCACCCGCCCCCCTGCGAAACACTTTCTTCAATGCTCCAAGGGTGGGGGCTTTCCTTGATGGGTGCTTGTCCTTGAACTCGGCAATCTTGTTCTTGAGGGCTTCTTCATTCTGCTCTGAAATCTCGATGTCCCCTGCTTTGCTTCGGGTGGATGCCGTGCCTTTGGGGTTTTCCTTTGAGCCTTTGATTCTCTCTTTAGGAGGGGCGGGGGTTTGGCTTACTGGTCTGGCAAGTTCTTCTTTCTTATCTGTAATCGGCCCGCCCACAATCCAAGCGTCACAAGTCCTTTTGGCCGCACACTTAAAATCAAATATCTCGCAGTAACCAAGATCGCCACCAATAGCCACCTCGTTTGCGTCCTCTCCAATGCCCTTCTTAATGCACCCCAAAACTTTGCTTCTCTGATCGAAGGCCGCACAATTACCACAAAGCATTTTCTTGGCCGTTGCTACATCGCCTTGGAACTCGTCTGCCTTGTCCTTCCAGTAGTCCTCGTTGGGTTCGTTCGGATTGGCTGGGCCGTAGTTCGCATCATCAACCGCTGTCTGCCTATTGGCTAGATTGGTTTTGATGTCTTGGGTTGCGATTGGGCAAGAGGCTGGTTCTGCTAGTTCTTTCTTGTCCCTAGCTTCCATCTGTCCAACTACTTTCCTTGCCCAAGCATAACCAGCATCGCCACCCCAACCGTTCCAAGCTTGCCAACCCTTGCCCTGCTCGTCCCAAGTGCTTCCCTTCTTATCGACTTCGTGCCTATCAAAAAAGGCTTTCATTCGTCTGGCTGTGTCTGGTGAGAGCTTAATCCCATTCATCAAATCTCTTGCTCTAGCTATGCCTACTGGGGTCATTCCTCGTTGGCTGGATGGTTTGCCCTCCCTTACATCCAAGGCTCGTTTGGCGGCCTCCCTAGCTCCTTCTGGTGGCGTGAAATCAATCCCATCATATTTTGCCAACTCAATCCCTCCCATCATTCCCTCAATCAGCATTTTTATAGATGCTGGGTCGAGCTTGGCTAACGCCTCTTCAATATCTTTTTTTTTAACTTCTAATTCTTCGGAGGATGGGTCAATCGGGTCTTCTGGAATAGGCTTCTGGTCGCCACCCTCATCTTCACCCTCTTCTGGTTCTTCACTCTTTGGGGCTACTGGTTGTGGTGCGGGTACTGGGAATGATGGTTGAAGGGGTATGGGCGTAACAATATCGGAAATCGTCTCTGGGGCTACTCCATATTTCTCTGCCAAGTCCTTAATTAACTTCGCCTCAATCGCCCTTTGCCTCATAGCACTCTCAAAGTCTTGTCCTCTTTCTGCGTAGATATCGGATGCTGTGCGGAGGCCAGTCTTGAACTCGGAGATTGCAGAAGCAGATTCTCTGCCCAAATCAATCGAGACATTAGCACCGAAGTTAAATATGCCTCTAGTTGTCCTTGTCCCAACATTATTCTCAATCAATCCCCTTGCTACTCCATCGGCAATCACGATGTTTTTAATGGGGCGAAGAACTTTATCATCTAGGAGTTTCTGGTATCTGCGGAAGGTTCGCCCTGCTTGTTGCATTTCAAGTCTTGCTGTCGGGCCACTCATAGAGGATGGGTCAACGGCAAATGAATAAGGAATGCCAAGGCCAAGGCAAATGTTCCTCAAAAGAATCTTATGAAACTCTGCGAATGCACCAGAGGGACGGCTCGGGCCATCTGGGAACACAATATCCTCACCCGGTTCTAGGTAAGAGATTTTCCCAGACTCAATCGCCTCCAACTTGATTATGCTTCCATTGATATCTTGATCGTTTGTAAGACTTGAGAGATCAGAGGCATTGTTGTTATTTCTCTTAATAATACCAGCTTGGGAGCTTGCATATTTAGCGGCCATCTTCTCAAAATTTACTATATCGTAAATATCCGTTGCATCGTTAATTGCTGTATGGAAAGCAGAGATTCCTCGGTACTGGTCAATGCGGAGCGGGTCGAACAAGTGGAAGGCTTGACTTGATGGAATGGTTGTCTGGAATGAATACATATCCCCAATGCTTCGGCTATAAATATCATAGGCCGTTGGTGTTCCAGTTCGTTGATCGATATGGATTCCACCAATTAACTCCGAGCTTGTATAAACTTTGTATGGGTCGCCAAGTCTATCACCCTCAATGCCTTGTATCTTTAAGTTGCCATCAGAATCTCGCACGAGAACAAAAAGAAAATCTCCGTCTCGCAACATAGACATCATCGCCACTTGCATCATAGTCGAGCCAGTATGCCTTGTCGTTATATCGCACTTGTCCCACCACTCTGCCCAATACATCTCTACATCGGTATTGACTTCGGGGTTCTCGGTTCTTGCTTGGTAAGAAATGTTGGCGGCTGTGTGACTTGCAAACTTCATTAGGATGGAGCGAACTAGGCCAACATTCTCGGCCAAGTCTCTCGCCCTTTTCATTAACTCTACTCGGTCATAGTTGGAACGATAATCTTCTGCACCAGAAAGCGAACTCGGCCCTTTGCGTTGTCTGGAATACTTTACTGCGTCATACTCGAAGTTCTTAATCTTTTGACGAGCAACAAGCCTATCAACTGCCCCTTTAGGATTTACAAAGGCAATCGCCTTGTCGATCAGATTGAGAGAGGCTTTTTTCACGAGCCGAAGTTTGCGTAGGTTGTGCGAACCCTAGTGCCAGTCGCTTGTTGAATAGCAAGGGTAAGCTCCATAATCGTATCTCTCACCTCACCGAGATTCGCTCTTGAAAACGAACGACCAGCTATCGAATAGCTTGAACCCGCCACCGCTATCGCCTCAAGACAAGTGATATACTTATCACGAAGAGAAGTTAGGGTAGCAAGGGGTAGCCCAATGAAATCACCCTTCGCCATTATCAAACTCACTTTCTGTCAAACTTGCGGGGGAGACTTTCAACCGCCCATACAAGGCCGCCCCAACGATATTCATACATTCACAGTCCATCAAATGATTATGCTTTCCGACTTGCTTCCATACAAGCCTTTCCCTTCCAGTCATAGGGTTTTTCACCCGCACCTTAACCTCTGCCTCGATATGCACTCGCCAAACATCGGGGGTGTCGAGAGCGATGTAGCCGGGTTCTTTGATTAGGTTAGATAAGATGTCTTTGATGGATGGGTTCGACCACCTCCAAACTGGGCAGAACTTCCACTTCCACCCTGCCTTCGATTGAACTGCCTTACCGCTGAAGGGGTCGCCATTGGCAATTCGAGCGTAGGGGCGTTGTAGTTTTTGCTCCCCCACAATTTCAGAGAAGCTAGTGCGGTCTGAACCGACCAATGCCATCCAACCATTCTTACAACAATTATAATAAACATCTCTGGTCTGATCGCCCGAATCGCAGAAAACGCACTTCGATTCCACCCCAAACTCCTCGGCCTTGGCTTGGATGTCTCCCCAAGTCTCAAGCCTACCAGCCCATACAAGCCGTGATCTGCCCTCAATATCCCAAGCCCGAACAACGCACCAAGCGTGGAAGCCCCCCGCCTCTTGGATGTCGCACGACATAATCAGCTTCTCATTAACTCTGACTTCACCCATCTTATAATCGCCAGCCACAATCTCCATCTTCTCGCTTTCGTGTTCCATCCAAGGCTCTGCTAGAACTCGGTTCACGAAGTCTTGTAGCCCTATGATTCCATTGTGCTTATCTTGCAGAAACTTCACCGCTAAACTTCCGAAGCTAACCCAAGGGGCATATAGGCCATTGAGATGATAGGAGCGTCTAGCTGGTTCGCCCTTTAGGTTGGTTGCCCTCCACTCGCCCTCTCGAAGCATCTTGGTTTTCTGTCCGTCTGTAATCTTTTCCTTGCACTCCTCGCACTCGTAGTAGGTCGAG